GGAGCGGGTCAAGTTCTACGCCAGCGACCTGCTTCGGGTAATTGCCTTCGAGGCAACAGTGGTCATGATCGCCGCCCGCGATCTGTCCAGGGGGCGCAAGTTGTCAGAGTCCGACATGCAGCGGCTGGAGTCCGCTTGGCAGCGCATCGACGCAGCAATGGGAGCATCGAATGGGAACACTTAGCAGCATCGAGAAGACCGCGCTCAGCCTGGACGAGTTCAGGAAGTCGCGGGTCAAGGAACAGTCTGTCGACTTCGAGGGCTACATGCAGGCCCGCGAGGAAGACCTGGGGCTCATCAAGGGTCCGACCGATTTCCGCGAGGACTTGCACAATGAGTTCCACGGTGACGCGGACATGGAGGGGAGCGCCCTGCCGTGGCCCCGCACCGAGGAGAAGTTCCGCCTGCGCCGGGGCGAGGTCACGATCTGGGCCGGCTTCAACGGCCACATGAAGTCGATGGTCACCGGCTACTGTGCGCTGGCGCTCATGGACCAGGGCGAGAAGGTGTGCGTTGCCAGCTTCGAGATGAAGCCGAAGAAGACGCTGCGCCGCCTTGCGTCCCAGGCCATCGCAACCATCCGCCCGACGACCAAGTACATCGATCTGTTCCTGGACAGCCTGGTGGACAAGCTCTGGTTGTACGACCAGCAGGGAGAGACCTCACCGGAGCGTGTGCTCGGGGTCATCTACTACTGCGCCGAACAACTCGGGGTCACGCACTTCGTGATCGATAGCCTGATGAAGGTGGTCGCTGACGAGGACGACTACAACGGCCAGAAGAAGTTCATCGCCCGCCTGTGTACCGCAGCCAAGGATCTGAACATCCACATCCACCTCGTCCATCACTCACGCAAGCGCGAGGATGAGCGCAGCCGCCCGGGTAAGCAGGACGCCAAGGGGACCGGCGCCATCGTGGACCAGACCGACAACTTCGTGACCGTGTTCAAGACGCCGAAGAAGCCCGAGGACGGTGACGAGAAGCCCGACTTCTTCCTGTTCGTGGACAAGCAGAGGCACGGCTCATGGGAGGGCGCGATCCCTCTGTGGTTTGACGAGAACAGTTTGCAATTCCACGAGTCGAGTAACGCCCGCCCTCGGCTGTGGGTAAAGGAGTCAGCATGACAGCACAACGCAATGCACTTGAACTGGCCGACGCGCTGGATGAGTTGCACGACCCAGACCATCTGTTCACGCCCGCAGCCGATGAGCTTCGGCGGCTTCACGCTGAAGTCGAGCGCCTTCGCGAGCAGAAGCGAAGAGGTCTTCGCGAAGGTGAAATGGAAGTACTTCTGCGCCGCCAATACAAGGGCGGCACCCGCGAGTACCAATACCTGATGAGCGAGCATCTTGTAGCTACCCTACGGGGCAGTGACCATCTTCTCAAAGATGTCGTGTCGAGCCTCAACGACAAGATGAACTGGGACATCGACCCATACACAAGGGTGCCTCACGGCTTCGACCCGCGCACAAAAAGACCCGTCTACGACCCGAGAACCTGGGTATGACGCTGCACCACCTCGCGCAACTCGCGCAGAAGGCCGGCATCGCCGACCGTCTGTTGATCGATGACTGGCCCGAGCTAAAGCGATTCGCCGATGCGGTCGCCGAGTTCGCCGCGTTGGAGGAGCGCGAGGCGTGTGCCAAGTCGTGCGAATCCAGATACATGGGCGACAACAACCGCGAAGATATGGAGGCGCGTCGATGTGCGGCCGCCATCCGCGCAAGAGGAACCAAATGAAAGTCCAGATCGAGCTTGAGCTACCCGAGGAAGAGAACGACCTGTTGCTGATGGTGGCAGCGGGTCGCCTGTACGCTGCACTGCAAGACATCGACCAGCGCCTGCGATCTGTCCAGAAGCACGGCGCCGATGCAGAGGAGGCTATCGTGTACTGCCGACAGGTCGCGATGCAGGCGATGGAGTCACTGGAGTGACAGTCAGGCTGACGTCAGACCGCGTTGCAGCGGTAGACCAGACGTACTTCTGGCGGACGATGGACACCTGTCCCCTGTCCACCAAGGTGCAACTGTTGGGCAGGGGCGGCGTTGCCGTCTACGGCTTGTATGACGGCAAGTCCGAGTGGTGGGTTGGCTGGGCACCGCTGCCGAAAGTCCCGGCCGAATGGAAGGAGAAGATGTGAAAGACGAAATCATCAAGCTGGCTCGCCAGCACGGCAAGCCCGTGCAGGAGAAGAACGCCGAAGTCGAATACCTGTTCACGCTTGAGGGCGTCAACGCGCTGCTCGCTGCCGAGCGCGAGGCCGTGATTGCTCAGGCTATCGAGCAAGGCTTTGTTTCGGAGTCCTACGCGGAGCAATTCAGAGCCGCCATCCGCGCAAGGGGGCAAGTATGAGCATCGCACTCTGGATATTCGGCGGGATCGTAGCCAACATGGTTCTTGGGGCTGTGGTGTGGACTGCCATTGATCACGAGGACCAACGCTTTTACCAATGGTACGCAGCATGCCCGCCGCAAATCTCGTGGCTGCTACAACCTCTTGTGCTGATGGCGTGGCCTGTCGGGCTGTGGTTGCGGTTGAGGGGGCAAGCATGAGCAGCGAAGAGGCAGCCCGCCGCAACAGGGAACAGATGCCGACTGTTGCCGCCTGGATCGACGACATACGCAAGGAGTTCCCGAGCGCCAAGGTGGTGTACGCCGAGGAGAACGGGCACACGGTCGGACGCAAGGCCAACGTCACCGAGTCCTGGCCGATCCCGGAAGGCTTTCGCCCATCTCGTCCTGTGCAACAGATCGTGGCTGAAGCCAAGAAGAAGCAAGGGAGAATCGCACCATGAACGAACGCATCGAGGCGCGACTCCAGGAGCTCCGCGACATGGCGAGCGAGTTCGCCTCCGCCTATGCGGCCCGCACCTACCTGGAGGAGATGAAGAAGTCGAAGCTCGCGATCCTGATGAAGGAGGCCGAGGTCCAAGGACACAAGACCACCGCCGCCCAGGAGCGCGAGGCCCGCGCACATCCCGAGTATCTGTCTCTGTTGGAAGGGCTCAAGGTCGCAACAGAGAACAGCGAGAAGCTGCGCTGGCAGCTTGAGGTAGCCAAGCTCGGCGTCGGAGTTTGGCAGACCACTGAGAGCACGAGACGTATGGAGATGCAGGTCTATGGGAAGTCGTGAAGTCTGCGCCGAGTGCATGTGCCCGATTGATGGCGATGGGTCGTGCGGCTGCCGCACTGTTGTGCATGACGCAGTCAACCATCCAGCGCACTACACCGACCACCCCAGCGGGGTCGAGTGCATCCAGATCACGGAGCACATGAACTTCTGCCTGGGCAACGCAGTGAAGTACATCTGGCGGGCGGGCCTCAAGAGCGAGAACCCCATCGAGGACCTTCGCAAGGCGAGGTGGTACGTCGACCGCGAGATCAACAGACTGGGCGGCAAGTGATGCGCAAGCCCGTTCCCCCGTACCTCACGTTCTCCCAGGCTCTCAGGAACGGGCACCTCGGTCGCATCGAAGACAGGGCGTACCTCGATTGGGTGAAGACGCTGCCGTGCTGCGGCTGTCACGCGCCGGCAGACGACCCGCACCACATCTACCGCAGTGGGTACAGGGGCATGGGCACCAAGGTGCCCGACTACTTCACCATCCCGCTGTGCCGCCCCTGTCACGACAACCTGCACCGGGACCCGGACAAGTGGGAAGAGGTGAACGGGGAACAGATCGAGCACGTCGCCCTGACTTTGCTGAGGGCCATCTACGATGGGCAGCTCCGAACCAATTAGGTCGCTGACTATCGGCCGCAGTGCTCGGTGTCTGGCCGAGGGATGTGACGCCCCGCCGGGGATGTTCGGCGCATGCGCCATCCATCGCCACATCCCCATCAACAGAGAGTTCGATGCCGCTGTGACGCGGGGTGCGGCCACGGTGGAGCGCCCGCCCTGCTTCGTGGACGACGCGGTGTGGCGCGAGTACGTCGCCTGCTGGTCACTGGGTGAGCGGATTACCAGCCGGTACACGAAGCACGTCGAGTTCTGTCGGGACTGCTCACCGCCCTACAAGCGCGAGATGGAGGCGGCGGGCAAGTGCAGTCATCGCGAAACCGTGTTCATCCGCAAGATGTCCGGCGAGACCACTGGGATCTCGTCGCACTTCGTCTCCCGCTGGGAGAGCGCCCTGCTCGGCCTACATGGGGAGGTGGTGTCGCTGCCAGACAATGACGCCATCGAACAGACCAACGAGCGGATTGCCCGAGCTCGTGCGCCGAAGAAGATGGGCCGCCCCAGAAAGTCCGAATGATCCTGTTGCCTTACCCACCCAGCCTGAACCGGGCGTACCGGAACTTTCGCGGCAGGATGGTGAAGTCGTCTGTTGCGACGACGTACTTTGACCTTGTCGCCAAGCTCGCCCGCCAGCACGGGGTCGAGCTACACACTGGACCGGTGGCAGTGGACGTGGAGCTATGCCCGCCCAAGCCCCGCGACTGGGAGAAGCGTGTCACGAAGGACCCGAGCGCAGTCCTCCAGGTGCGACGCATCGACCTGGACAACGCGCTCA